TTCACCTATATTTCTATCGGATATAAGAAATATGTCTATCTCTGCGCAATACTTGATCTCTATTCTAGAAAATGTATTGCTTGGAAATTGAGTCATCGTATGGATGCAAAGTTAGCATGTGACACTCTAGAATTAGCTCTTAATAAAAGAAAGATTGAAGGAATACTTCTCTTTCATTCCGACCAAGGGTCACAATTTAAGGCCAGCGAATTTAGAAAAATTATTGATGACAACAATATCATGCATTCTTTTTCTAATCCTGGATATCCTTATGATAATGCCGTAACGGAAGCATTTTTCAAGTATTTAAAGCATAGACAAATCAACCGAAAACATTATCAAAATATCAAACAGGTTCAATTAGACTGCTTTGAATACATTGAGAATTTTTATAACAATTACAACCCACATACGGCTAATCTAGGACTAACCCCTAATCAGAAAGAAGAAAATTATTTTAACGCAATAAAATAACACGGTTTTCTGTCTACTTATTTGACATTAGTCCACATCTTCTAGCACCAATCCCTCTAATCGCTTATCATAGCTAGACACAAACCACTCTTTCAATTCCTTGTAAAGTTCTAGTGATTGGTCGTATTCCTCTTCTAGCAATTTTCTGTTTTGTGTCTTTCTTCTTTTTTGTTTTGCGAAAATAAAGTTAAATAATTTTTTCATTTTGTAATTTTCTCCATTCTTCAAATTTTTTAACTTTTGTTGAACGACCGCCAACCTTGTCAATGTATTTGCGATAATTTCTGTCTTTGTACATCTTTCTTAGTAATCGCTGCGTTTGGTCAAATGACTTTCCAATAAATTCGGATAAGTCGTTATCATTAAGCCAAAGCTCTTCGTAAGGTACTTCGATACCGCTTTTAAGTTTTGCTAGCATATTGTTTCCTTTCTGTGATATAATTAAGTAAATTAAGTTTGTTTTGAGTCCGATTCCCGTCGGACTTTTTTTCTTATCTAAATTCGTCTAAGCTGATACCTTGATTTCATCTTCACATCAAGAATTCAAAATGCCGTTTGTCTACTTGTTTACAGACCAAATAATCGGTGTTTCGCTTGGGAAATATTCGATTGGTCAGTAATCTCTAGTTTCTCGGCTAGCGTTTTGGAATCTACTGTTACCGCAATAGATTCTTTTTTATTTCCGCTATACGGATATTGTTTTGGTCTCATATGTTTCCTTTCTGTATTTGATATAATTAAGAGAAAATAATTGGAGGATAATTATGTCATCGTTAAATAGCCAAGATATTGAATTAATTTGCCAAACTTTATGTAACGAAATAACAGGTAGTCAAATTACAACTATGTTAACTACTTTCGGTTTACCTATAGGAGATGTAACCTACACTAAATGGCGTAGGTTAAGCGCAATCTTAATTAATGCTTGCACTTATCAAAGAAGCTTACGTCCTGTTTTTAATTCAATTGAATATGTTTGTGTTCCAAGTAAATATATTGACACTCCAGAAAGTTGGAAAATGCTCAGGAAAAATATCAATAAAATTCTAATTTTTAAAGGTTTTGAGCTCGATGACTCTGGGAAAGTTCAAAAAACAGAGGAAGTAAAAACATTTAAAGATGCTCAAGTCCGCTTACAATCTCTTGAAGAAAGACTAAAAAACATTGATGTACATCCGCTCGTATCAAAATACTGTACAGAAGAGCTTCTTGAAGAAAATTATTTTCATGCGATTTTAGAAGCAAGTAAAGGTATATTTCATCGCATAAGAGAAATGACAGGTTCAACGTTAGACTCTGGAAGACTTATCGAAGAGTGCTTTAAAAAGAGCAACCCTGCTATCATCATAAGCGAAAACAAATTACAATCTGACGAAGAGCTAAGCGCATACCAGGGTCTTAAACATCTACTTCTAGCCATAGCTCAGTTGTACCGCAACACAAACGCTCATAGTTTAAAGCTTTATAATCCTAACGATTTAAATGATGCCATAACCGCTCTAACTCTTATGTCCCTCGCTCACAATCTCCTTGACAACTGCTCCAATACTAGGAGACTGGATTAATAACTTGTAAAATTCAGCTGTCACTTCAGCCAATCTAATTGCTTCATCATCAATTGGACTGTTATAGTCCTCTAGGTGGTGAAGTTTTTTGGTTAGCTGGTCAGACAAATGCTCTGTTTGGCAATACAGTGACTTTTGCAAAGTCGTTACCTCACTAAGAATCCCCTTTTCTTTATAAGGAAAAATTTTTTCTATTTCATTCATGTATTATCCTTTCTAAATTCATCTAAACTAATATCAAGTGCATCTGCAAGTTTTACCATATTAGTCCAAGATAAGTTTTTTATCCTCCCGCTTTTTAAATCACTAAAGTGGCTTTTGTTAATACCTGTCAGTTTTGCTAATTTATTCATATTGAGATTTCTCTCAAGCATTATTTTATTGATTTTTTCCCACATAATATTTCTCCCAAAATCAACATATTGTGTTCAAATTTTATTTATATAACAATATGTTGTGTCTTTCGTTCCTTTCTGATATAATTTATTTGAATATGACCTCTCACCGTTGTATTCAAAAAATTATGGAAAGGAGGGAAGGTTATGATTAATTCACAAAAAATTAAAGAGACATTGGATAGACACGACGTGTCTGAATCAGATAAATTATCAGTAGCTTTGGCAGAGATACTCAATAAACATTTATCTGGCGAAAATCTCTCTAAAACTGTGCATGAACACGACAAACGTATGGCACGTATGCGTGGAGAAATCATGTAACTAGAAGCTCTCAGTTAATTCTGAGGGCTATTTTTTAGCAAAATCACGAAATTTTGAAAAATCTGTAATTTCAAACTTAATATTTTTTGTTGCTTCCTCTTTTTTTAGAAGCAAAACTTCATCATAGCAAGCGTTAATAAATTTAAAATTTTCTTCCCCAAGCTTTATTCTGATTTCTAAGTATTGGTTAAGTTGTTCGTCTGTAATTTTTTTCATCCCTTCTCCTTTCTAAGCTACATCGCCTTTTTCTAAACTGGCAGATATTCCTGATTAAGGAATTTATTAATAAAGTATTGTTGCCCCTTACCAGTAACTTTTGGGGTTACATTTGTTGTAGTGTGACCGTCAGAGTGATTGATAGCTGTTTTTTTGAGTTCAAACAATCCAAGTTGCATACTTTTTTGCGTTGGCTGATTCCAAGACTCACCACGACGACTGATTAGGTAGCCGTTGGCTCGTAACCACTGAAATAGCTTATTTTGACCAATGTCAATCCCATTCTGTTTCAGGATTTTAGCTAGCTCACCAATCAGACAAGATGATTTACTAGCGCTCACAGCGTCAGCGAATAGCACCTTAGGGCGGTCAGCCTCGATTTGTGCCTCTAGTTTGTGGACTTTCTTATCTGCCATGAGTAAGGCTCTTGCCATGATTTTCTCTGGGCTGTTGAAATCCTTCTCAACTTGGATAAAGTACTTGCGGACCTGTTTTGATTTCTCGTTTCGCTGTAACATAGCAATCTCTTTTGCCATGTCTAGCTTGAGAACGTGGTCTATATATTCTGTACGGTTACCTTGAGCTGTTAGTCTTTTTTGACTAATAGATATATAGTCAACGTTTTCTTCAAAACCATATTCCGACATCCTTTCAAGCCATTTAGTATATTGAGTTTTTATATTAAGTACATTGTGTAAATCTCTACCACTGACTACTGGCTCATGATTTTCATTTAGTGTGATGTTAATTAGTTGATTCATATTGTCCTTTCTAATATCCAACATGTTAGACGACTAGTTAAAAAAATAAATCTTTCAATTTAACATCTAACGCATCAGCTAATTTTTTTAGAGTAGCTGTAGATGTTTCTGAATAAAATCCTGTTTCTAAACCAACCACGAGCGAACGACTGACATTAGCTTTATCAGCTAATTCACTTTGAGTAAATCCTTTTTTCTCTCGTAGTTGTTTTAGATTAAATTGTTGCATTCCCCCACCCCCTTTCTATCTGTTTTTAGTACCTCTAATCTGCTATAATGTGAGCAGAAAGGAGGTGATTATATGGATAAATTAACAAAAGATGCCAAGTTTCTTTTAAGTTCAATGTATGTCAAATACAACGAGAGACGTAAAGATAAAATTTCTAAAGAAGAGTCTCGCAATTTCGAAGATATTCAATTCATCAAAGAAAATATCATGAATGAATGGTCTGAAGAAGATGTATTAGATACTTGTTTTGAACTTAGAAAACATGGTTATATTTCAGCGACGGCTGCAAGCGATACGCTTTATCTAATTTCGTTAACAACCGAAGCTATCGCTGAACTTGAGAAACAAGACCAAGCCAAGACTTTATCTGGCAGGATAGAATATTGGCTTGAGTTTGCTAAGAAAATAAAGGATGCTATCCCTTTTGCTTAGAAGCTTTTTCGGACAACGCTTTATCTTTTAAGTGTTTGAGTCCAAATGGATCTGATTGAATATCTAATATTATTTTTTCCATTTGTTCCATGTTTTGTTTCATTTCTTCTCTGTAAGAATTTTGAGCTTTGAATTCAGTCGCAATGGATTCAAGGCTTTTTGCTATACTTGACAAAATTTCTTTCATAATTCCCCACCTCCTTTCTATCTAAATTCGTCTAGGCTGACATCTAGAGCGTCAGCGATTTTGACCATCTTGGAATAACCGGGATCATGATTTTTTATATTTTCGATATTTCTACGACCTAATCCCGTAGCTTTTCCAAGGCTTTCAAAACTATATCCGTGTTCTCTGACGAGCTTTTTGAACTTTTCCCAGTTGATTGTAATATTTTCTTCACTCACTTGCTTCTCCTATTGATAACCACTAAATATAGTGTTATTATATATATTAAGTTTCAAAGGAGATATTATGTCCGAAAATAACGAATTTCTACTCCCTTTCCACAAAAAAGAATATATTGCTAATTTTATATCAGAAAATATTTACGTTCCAAGCGGTGAACACAGCGTAGATTTTTCAGTGACCTTAATGAATCTAAATTATGAAAATGGTGCAGTATATTCCATTTCATTATTTATCTACGAAACCGAAGAAGATGGAACTATTTCTGGTAAAAAAGGAGGCGTGAGCCAACGAATGCCACTCGTTAGCATTTTGCAAGATTCACACTATCCTTTTCCTTCTCACATTGATTTTCCTCTTAACATAACTATAAAAGCGTTGACGTATGAAACCAATAAAGTTTATGCTGCCATTTTTACACTAAGGAATAAAAATGGCAATGAGATTTCTAAAGCCACAACATACTTAAAAGGAAAATGATTGCTATGTTAAAGGAATATACCCTCTCAGATACCCCCCAGGCAAGGGTAATTGCCTATGATGTAATTGAACCATATGTCAAAAATACGATTCACGATGAACAAGTAGAACTGAACAAAATCATTACTGATATCGATAAGAGATTAGTAGCAGTCGAAACCATAATTAATTCAAACAGAAACAATCGTGCTGAAAATAAAGCAAATATATCTTTATTTTTCACTGGTATAGCAGTAATAATTTCTTTGATAAAAATATTTATTTAGTGTTCTGTTAGTTTAAACACCTTATTTGATATCATTCTATTTTTAGTCTCTAACAATTCATCATCAGTTAATTCAACGGAGATGTCTCTCAGCTTTTTATTCACCGTATCATTATAATATCTATTAATAGTCATCCAGCTTCCATTTGAAAATTTTTTTCGAATTCTAAAAAATTCATCAATCGTTTTTTCTATTTCTTTTTCTATTTCTTTTTCTTTATCCATAATTTCCGTCTCTTTTTTATCATTCATAATTAAATCTTTCTCTCTATCATCTTCTGATGTCTTATTGTAATCATAAGACCCAAACAACAATTTTTTGATGTTCATATTTTCACCTTTCCACTCCCTCATGGGAGTTTTTATTTTGTAATAAGCCAAGCGATCAGCCAAGTGATACCACCTAGCACTAACAGAGCTGGCAATAAGCCACCTTCAAATTCAATACTTGTTTTTTCTTTGCCATTACGACTAGTAAACGTGTGTTCTAGATCGCCAAACATTAGTTTTTTCCAATTCATTTTGTACCTCCTAAAAATGTTATAATCAACTTATCCTAGCAGAAAGGAGGATAAGCTAATGAAAATTTCTAATTCAAAAGATTTAGCTCTCGCTATTGTCGCTTCTTCTAGCCCTACTTTGTCTATCGAAGATAAAATCAAACTTTACGAAGACGCCTATGAAGCTGTAGAGGCTCACAATAAGCCTATCATTGAAGCTGAAAACGAACGACGAGCAAAGGACGTTGAAGCGTTTTTAGATACATTTGGTAGATAAAATGCCGAAATCTTCTAAATAGCTTCCTAATTTAAGATACCCTATTGCTAGCTCGCACCTAGCGATTGGGTCTTTTTCTTTTGCGTATGCTTCTTCAATATCTGAAAACATTTTTTTGATATTAGCTATAAAAGCACGTTGACTTTCAATATCAGTCATTTTTTTATTCCTCTCTATTTTCTTGAAAGAAAGTAACCACTATGATATAGTAAGTATAACCCCTTTAAGGGGTGGGGGATTTTCAACCCCCTATCCGATTACCTCGTAATCAGATATTTTATTTTGAGCCTAAACCAAAGAATCTGTATTTCGAATTCGAGTTCTTTGTGTTTAGGTTTTTTATTTCGCCTACTTTCCATCAGTGGCTACCTCCTTTCGTTTTGCTTAATTCCTTAAGCTTGATTATAGTCTAACATGTTAGACGTATATTTGTCAAGCATGTTAGACAAAAAACTTGAAAAAAATTTTTTCGTACAGTATAATATGTTTAAAATGTTAGACATTATATTGAAAGGAATTCGATATGCATATAGGAAAATATATAAAAGAGTATCGAGATACCAATAATCTGAGCATGGCTGAATTCGCTAAAGAATCAGGTATCAGCAAAGCTTACGTTTCTGTTCTTGAAAAAAACAGAGATCCTCGTAACGGAAAAGAAATCATCCCATCTATTCCGATTATAAAGAAAGTTTCTGACACAATTGGCATCTCTTTTGATGATTTATTAAATTCGCTAGACGAAAATCAGATAATCGCGTTAAATGAAACGAAAACTGAAAAAAATCTAAATTCCTCTACCCTACAAAAAATCACTTTTACTTCTTCTCAATTAGAACACAAGCGACAACTAATCGTTCTTGATACAGCCGAAACACAATTAGAACAACAAAATACAGTAGAAAACAGTAAGGATATAGTAGTAGAATTATTCTCTTACAACTACTACGACCACGCAGCTTCAGCTGGTACAGGGCAGTATCTAAATGATGTACAAGTAGAAACAATTGAATTACCAGTCGATTATGACGCTGATTTTGTTATTCCGGTCTATGGTGATTCTATGGAGCCCGATTATCATTCTGGTGACTATGTCTTCGTAAAGCTATCCGTAGAGCTCGCAGATGGCGATATAGGAGTGTTTGAATATTACGGTGACGCTTATATCAAACAGTTGCTTATAAACAATGAGGGAGCGTTTTTACATAGTCTAAACGATAAATATAGTGATATCCAAATCGATAGAGATAGTGATTTCCGTATTATCGGAGAAGTTGTCGGCAGTTACAGGGAGAGTTAATATGCTGGAAAAAGTTGAACGCTTAATCTCGGAAATTAATAGAATACACCTTGTTTATTCGCAAGATTATTTTGAAACTGGGAAAGTTGAAAAGATTAATCTAAAACATACCTTTTCAAAAGTACCTGTTCAAGCGATTTTAGATTACCGCTTGAATTTACACGAATCTATCAATGATTACTTGATGAAAGCTGATGTTAAGGATATTCCTTATGTCTATCGCGTAAAAACATCGGAAAGTATCTTAGACAAAATTGAACGTTTTTCCAAAAGACAAGATGGTTATCCTGTGAATTCTATTCTCAATGACATTTTTGGCGCTCGTATCATTTTATCTTCTGAGGATATTTCACAAGTGATGGAACAACTTGATGAATGGAAAGATAAGTTTGACTTAAAAAACTGGTATTTACGAGATAAAGATAATTACACAGGAATACACGTTTATTTCAAGAATAAGAGCAATCACTACTATCCTTGGGAGTTGCAAATTTGGGATGAGAAAGATGTTGATCAGAACATTGAAAGCCATAAATTATTTAAACGTCATTTTGTATAACGTGCCATTTTACCCCAGTCGAAACGTAAATAGGAAAATTAATAACTATGTGTAATATCTGAACCACGTTAAAAGCTGAAATCAAAATTAGGAGAATTAAAAATGGGATTTTTTGCACAGCGTTGTCCTTACTGCCAAAGTACAAAAGTACAATTTATGAACCAAGACCGTAAAGGTTTTAATGGTTGTGTCGGTTGTATCGGATTTTTAATTGCTTGGCCGTTCTTATTGCTAGGTTTGGTTGGGAAAAAGGGTAAAAACAACTGGCATTGCACAAATTGTGGAAGAACGTTTAAGACAAAATAAAAAAGCCCCACGCTCAAATTTTGTCCAAGGAGAGCGTGAGGCAAATTCTAGTATAGTAAAAACCTGCTTTTTGGGAGGGGCTTTTACCATACCTATTTTAACAGAAAATGAGGTAAAAAACAATGTGGATAGAGGAGCTAGCCAACGGGAAATTTAAATATATCGAAAGATATACTGACCCTCTAACAAATAAGTACAAAAAAGTATCTGTGACACTAGATAAAAATTCTAGTCAAGCTCAGAAAAAAGCTGGTTTAATATTGCAGGAAAAGATTGAAGATAGGCTCGCTATCAGAAATCACTCAGAAATGACTTACGGAGAACTTAAAAAGGAATATCTAAAGCAATGGATACCGACCGTCAAAGACTCCACAAAACGTGGTTATTTAGTATCTGACAGTCATATAGCAACCGTGTTACCAGATGATACAATTATCAACAAGTTGACTAAACGTGATATTAGACTAATCATTGATAAACTATTAAAACACAATTCGTATCATGTTACGCATAAATGTAGAAAGAGATTGCATGCTATATTTTCTTATGCGATACAAATGGACTATATGACAAGTAATCCGACGGAGAACGTCTTAGTTCCCAAACCAAAGGATGATTACAAGCCTGAAAAGGTGCTTTATTTAACATCTAACGAGGTTTACGACCTGTGCAATAGAATGATAGACAATGACGAACAAACGCTCGCAGACATCGTTTTATTCATGTTTTTGACGGGTGTACGGTATGGAGAATTAGCTTGTCTGACTTACGACAAAATAGATTTTGAAAATAAAGAAATTCTGATTAATGCAACTTACGATTTTAACACACGAGAAATCACTACGACCAAGACCAAAAAATCAACACGCAAAATATCTGTATCAGATAATATTTTAGATATCGTCAATAGACAGAAAAAGACAAGTTCATTCGTCTTTCCAAATTCGAACGGTGTACCGATTTTAAACGCGTACATCAATAAGCGATTGAAAATTTATGGAGATTATCACACGCACTTATTTAGACACTCGCATATATCATTTTTAGCAGAAAAAGGGATACCGCTAAATGCGATAATGGATAGAGTTGGTCACAGCGATCCAAAAACAACATTATCTATTTACAGTCACACAACTGTAAATATGAAAGAAATTATAAATAAACAAACTGCCCCTTTTGTGCCCCTTTTAAAATCGGAATAAAACAAAAAGCCTTTAATACAAAGGCTTTTGACGTTATTTACATGTCCCCTGCCGGAATCGAACCAGCAATTACTCCTTAGGAGGGAGTTGTTATATCCATTGAACTAAGGGGACCTAGTAAAAAAACTGCCCACAGGCAGATTTTTTACGTCTTGGTTGTCCAGTTTTAAAACATAGTTACTATCCTCAAACAACCAAGCATTTTTAAAATCTGATCATCAAAATTAACGACGGATTTCTTTAATACGTGCAGCTTTACCTTGCAATGCGCGTAAGTAGTAAAGTTTAGCACGACGTACTTTACCATAACGAACAACTTCGATTTTATCAACACGAGGAGTGTGAATTGGGAATGTACGCTCTACACCGATACCACCAGAAATTTTACGTACTGTGTACATTTCTGAGATTCCTTGACCTTTACGTGAGATAACAACACCTTCAAAGATCTGAATACGTTCGCGAGTACCTTCGACAACTTTAGCGTGAACACGTACAGTATCACCAGCACGGAACTCAGGGATATCAGAACGAAGTTGACCTTCTGTCAAACTTTGAATTAATGGATTCATTTTTATTCTCCTTCTCTTACTAATCTTAAGTACTTGTCTCAGCGGATTAGCCGTTTTTTGTGCGTCCAT